TTATATCCGAGTCTTCAGTGCATATAACATTTCGAGCGCTTTACGCGGCGTCAAGTCATCCAGGTCAAGCTTTGCCAACTCATCCAGCACCGGATGGGGCAGGCTGGCGAACATATCGCTCTGATGCGGCGCGGCAGGTTTCTTGCTGGCCTTGGCCGGGCTGGCGACCACGGTTTCATGGGGCAGCGCCGTGGTTTCCAGGCGGCTTAAGTGTTCACGGGCGCGGGTGATCACCTCGTTCGGCACTCCGGCCAATTGCGCTACGGCCAGGCCGTAGCTCTGGCTTGCCGGCCCTGGCAGCACATGGTGCAAGAACACGATGCGCTCGTTGTGCTCGGTGGCATTGAGATGCACGTTGGCCACCAGCGGCTCGCTTTCCGGCAGCACCGTCAGCTCGAAGTAGTGCGTGGCAAACAACGTGTACGCACGCAAATGCGCCAAGCGTTCAGCCGCCGCCCAGGCCAGGGACAGGCCGTCGAAGGTGCTGGTGCCGCGGCCCACTTCGTCCATCAGCACCAGGCTGCGCTCGGTGGCGTTGTGTAGGATGTTGGCGGTCTCGCTCATTTCCACCATAAAGGTCGAACGGCCACCGGCCAGGTCATCGCTGGAGCCGATCCGCGTGAAAATGCGGTCCACCAGGGACAACTCGCAACTGGCTGCCGGTACGAAGCTGCCGATATGCGCCAACAGCACGATCAACGCGGTCTGACGCATGTAGGTGGATTTACCGCCCATGTTCGGACCGGTGATCACCAGCATGCGGGTATCGTCGTCCAGCGACAGGTCATTGGCGACGAACGGCGTGGTCAGCACTTGCTCCACCACCGGGTGACGACCTTGCACGATGCGCATGCACGGTTCGCTGACAAACCGTGGGCAATTGAGGTCCAGGTTCAGCGCACGTTCGGCGAGGTTGCTCAACACATCCAGCTCCGCCAGGGCGGCGGCGGTGTCTTGCAACGGCGCCAGGCGGCTGATCAAGTCCTCGAGCAAGGCTTCGTAGAGCATCTTTTCCCGCGCCAGGGCGCGGCTTTTGGCCGACAGCGCCTTGTCTTCGAATGCTTTGAGCTCGGGGGTGATAAAACGCTCGGCGCCTTTGAGGGTCTGGCGACGTTGATAGTCGATAGGCGCAGACTCGGCTTGCTTGCTCGGCAGCTCAATAAAGTAACCGTGGACACGGTTGTAACCGACCTTAAGGTTCGCCAAGCCGGTGCGGGCTTTTTCGCGGGCTTCCAGGTCAATCAGGAACTGCCCGGCGTTTTCGCTCAGGGACTGCAGCTCATCCAGCTCGCTGTCGTAGCCGGTTTTCAACACGCCGCCGTCACGGATGATCGCGGGTGGGTTGTCGATGATGGCTTTTTCCAGCAGCGCCGCGAGGTCCGGGTACGTGCCGGCAGTCACCGCCAGCTGTTGCAGGTGCGGCGTATCCAACTCCGTCATTGCCAGTTGCAACTGCGGCAGGGCGCTCAAGGCATCACGCAGGCGCGCCAGGTCGCGGGGCCGCGCATTGCGCAGGCCGATTCGCGCGAGGATACGCTCGATATCACCGATTTCTTTCAGTTGCGGCTGCAGCTTTTCGAAGCGGTAGCCGTCGAGCAGGCAGGTAATAGAGGTTTGACGCGCTTGCAGCACGGTCAAGTCCCGCAGCGGACGGTTCAGCCAACGGGTCAGTAAGCGGCTGCCCATTGCAGTCTGGCAACGGTCGACCACCGATTGCAGGGTGTTATCGCGCCCGCCGGCCAGGTTGGTATCCAATTCCAGGTTTCGACGGCTGGCGCCATCGAGCACCACGGTATCGTCCAGCCGTTCATGACGCAGGCTGCGCAAGTGCGGCAGGGCGGTGCGCTGGGTTTCCTTCGCGTAGCTGAGCAGGCAGCCAGCAGCGCCGATGGCCAGGGTCAGCGTTTCGCAACCGAAGCCTTTAAGGTCCTGCACCGAGAACTGCTGGCACAGACTTTTCAGCGCCGAATCGCGCTCGAAATCCCATGGTGCACGCCGCTTGGTCCCACGACGTTTCTCCGCCGGCAAGTCCTTGGGCCAATCATCCGGGATCAACAACTCCACCGGGTTGATACGCTCAAGTTCCGCCAGCAGGTTCTCCCAGCCCTTGATCTCCAGCACGCTGAAATTGCCGCTGGTGATATCCAGCACCGACAGGCCGAACAAACGCTCATCGCCCAACACCGCCGCAATCAGGTTATCGCGACGCTCATCCAGCAACGCCTCATCACTCACCGTACCCGGCGTAATGATGCGCACCACCTGGCGTTCCACCGGCCCTTTACTCGTGGCCGGGTCGCCGATCTGCTCACAGATCACCACCGACTCGCCCAGCTTCACCAGCTTGACCAGGTAGCCTTCCAGCGAGTGATAAGGAATCCCACACATCGGAATCGACTGCCCCGCCGACTGCCCGCGCGCGGTCAGGGTGATGTCCAGCAGCTTGGCGGCCTTCTTCGCGTCTTCATAGAAGATCTCGTAGAAGTCGCCCATGCGATAGAACATCAACTGATCAGGGTGCTGGTTTTTCAGGCGCCAGTACTGCTGCATCATCGGGGTGTGGCTGGAGAGGTCGGTCATACGGGGGTTTCAGCTCTGCCTGTCTATTTGACGATTAACATCTGTCTAATACTACAGGGATTTAGCACCATGCGCAGGGACGCCCTGCGGGTGAAATCCGACACGTGGCGTATGATTTTCCGATTGCAGGGTATAGAATCTCGCACCCGAAAAGTGAGCGTCATACGGATATGAGTCATCTTGAAGACTTGCAGATGGAAGCTGCGCTACTTTTCGCTAAGGCAAACAAGAAGCGTATTGCCCGGGAGTTTACCAACCCAGCTATCTATCTCCCTGATCGTTCACCGGTTTCGGTCTTTATGTCAGGATGCGCAGGCGCCGGCAAAACCGAAGCGGCCAGTGAGCTGATCAGCGAAATCGATGACAACTCTGGATTCCGCACCATGCGCATCGATCCAGACGATCTACGTCATCATTTCGAAGGCTATGTGGGTACCAATTCATGGATGTTTCAGCGGGCTGCGTCAATTCTTGTTGACAAGATTCATGACATGGCGTTAGAACAGAGTCAGTCTTTCGTTTTGGATAGCACGTTGTGCAATTTCGATAAGGCTGATCTGAACATAGCTCGCTCCCTTAAGAAAGACCGTAAATGCGTCATCATGTTTGTCTACCAAAAGCCTGAATTGGCCTGGAGGTTTGTACAGGCTAGAGAGCGCAAGGAGGGGCGTAGAGTCCCTCCAGAAGTTTTTGTTGAGCAGTTTTTTACCGCAAAAGACGTTGTGAACGCCTTAAAGGTCAAATATCGCAACCGTTTGCAGGTGAATCTGCTCATAAAAAACACTGATGCTTCCTTGCAGATCACTGAGGAAGACATAGACTCAATCCATGGCGACCTGCACGTCGGTTACGACCGTCAGGGCCTACTAAAGCACCTCAAGGCTGGGGCAATGTTATGAAAAAAGTACAAGCCGCTCGTTCGACTCCGTTTTCTGAGTTTTTCCGTAGCGCATCGACTGACAAGAAGAAGCGTGTGTATGCAGTTGTGCTGCAGCGTGCTACCGAGCGTCAACTGAATGTGTTGAAAGCTGGATAAGCTTTCGCTCAGCCCAAAAAAGCCGCAGAGATGCGGCTTTTTTTATGCTTTTAAATCAGCCTTTTGCGGCATTCTGGGTGGCAGTCCAACGTTGATTTTACGCAGGCGCAGATATCGCTGCGTCATCTTGGCGTCTGTGTGACCACCAAGTTTCTGCGCATCGTTACCTTGGTCGTCGGTGTCAGAAAGCGACTTGGCGCGCAGGTCATGCAGGCTCGCGTCCTCCACGCCGGCCTTTCTGCAACTGATCGCGAATGCATCCTTGACCGAGCTGTAGTGAACCGGTTTTCCGCCGCGCGGGGAGCAAAATAGGGTAAGGCCACGGATCTTTCGGGGCAGCGCCTTGATCCTGTTGATCAAATCCTCAAGGTCTGGCGTCATCTGCACCAACAACCTGGCGTTCGTCTTCTCCTGTTTGAAAGCGATGCCTTCGGCGCTGATGTCCGCCAGGCGGATGGCCAGGACGTCGCCAATGCGCTGCCCGGTCAGATAGCACATCTCGTAAATCACCCGCATGTTGGCGCTGGAGTTGGCGCAGATGGCCTGGAATTCACCGTGGGTGATGTATCGGTCGCGCTTGTGCTCCAGGTGCCGGCGCACGCCAATGCAGGGATTCGAATCGACGATCTGCTGCTCCAGGGCGTAGGTGAACACTGCCCGCAGCACCGAGATCACCCGGTTCGACATATTAGGGGTGTCCGCCATGTGTAGCTTGAGGGCGACGACGTGTCGCTGAAGTACCTCGCGGGGCTCGAAATCGGCGAAGTTTTCCTTCAGGCGTTCGCACGCAGCCTCGTACTGTTTGAGCGTATTCGGCTTAAGTGGTGGCTTCGTTCTGGTACGCATATGCTCGAGCGCATCGTCGATCAGCTTGGGCATTCCACCCTGGGTGCCTTTGTCCAGCAACTTGGCGTACTCTGCCAGGGATGCCTGAAAGTCGGTGCCCAGGCGCTTCCACTTGCCCTTTCGGACCAGGTAATAAGCGCCATGCTTCTGGTACATGCACGCCGGCAGGTGCCGGTCCTTCTTGCGCGGACGCATCGATCTTCACCTCAACCCAGCCGAAGCTCCGGCCCCTTCCTTGATTGAATACCACCCAGCCGACCAATGACAACCTGGCGCAGCACCTTCGGGTGACCATCACCGCCTACCGCGAACCCGTAGCGTTCGGCGGTCAGCCACTTTATCTGTGCCCCTGGCTTCTTATAGCCAGTCAGGTCGGCAACTTCCTCTGCTGTCAGAAACATACCTACCTCCGTTCGTGTCGCGACACGTTTTCGTTATCCGTTGGTGGTGTCGCGGCTTTCTTCGTGATCATTGGCGCGTAACCTTTCCTGGAGGCAGCGCCGGCTTCGACTCAATGAAGCTGCTTGCGCTGTTCTCGCCGCCTATGTGGCGGAAATAGTCGATCTCAACCTTGGCGCTTTCGATCAATACGCGGCTGATGTCGGATACGGATTGCGCGCGCGATACCTCCTTGGCCAAGTCCTCATCGGAGGCTTCACGCACTGCCTCAAGCTGCGCAAAAAGGTGGTCCCGCAGGTCGCTCAGTTTGTTCTTCATGATTTCTTCTCCCGTATTGCTCTCTTGAGGTCTTGCTGGGCCAGGATCACGTCCTGCAACTCAGCGGGGTATTTGCGTATTTGGTTGCGCCTCCAATGCCTGTCCTTCGTCACGAGCATAAGGTTGGCCAAGTCGGTGTTACGTCTGTTTCCATCCCGTGCAGCCACAACGCACTTGTCGGGAATCGGGCCGTGGGCCTGCTCCCAAACCCAGCGGTGCTCAAGAACCCATGCACCACACGGGAGCTTGATCCTTATGTTTCGCCCGTCGTCCCTGCGCTCACCGACCTCGATCCGGTTATAGGATTCTTGGCCGGGCTTGAAGCGAGTTGCCCCCAGGATCGATTGGTCTCGCCTTAGTCCGAGGTTTGTGGCCTTGTTCTTGATCTGGCCGGCAGTCTTGCCCACCTTCGCTTCTATCTCGGGCATGGGCGTCAGAGGATAGAGCTCGGTTAACAGGGCAACTTCTTGCTCTGTCCATCTACGGCCGATCCCATCCTTACGCACGACCATGACCTCGCTGAAAATGGTCAGCCAGCACCCGGCGGGCATCGATGCCGCACGATGCCGACATCGCGTAGATCTGGCCGAATGTGGTTTCTCGGCGCTGCAGGGCGTTGAACAGCTCGATCAGGCGCTGGCCCTTGGTACCGTTGAGGCGGTTCATAGCTGGAACCTCTCATCCTGTGGGAGCGGGGTGGCGGGCAATTGCCCGCTTTGGCACATGGAAGTTGCCAGAGAAGCCCGTGTCGCCTGGCTTTCGTCGGTGGCGGTGCTGGCGGGTATCTGTAGGAGCGAACTGTCAGGCAAGCAACTGATGCCGCCTTGGGGCGTGATCCAGCAGGTGACCGAGCGGCTTGAGTCGTGCTGGACGCTGATCACTTGCTCGCCGGCGGAGGCCCGGCCAACGATCAGCAGCAGGGCAATGGTGATCAGTCCGCGCATGGGTGCAACTCCTCCAGGCGGGCCAGGCGCATCGCTTCGTCGACGTTCTTGTCCAGGTCGCTGCCGAAGTAAACGGTATCGTCGCGAACCACGCACAGGCAGGTGTCGATATCGATAACGCGGACACGATCGCGCAGCCACTCATACCGATTTGCATTCGCCGCCATCCGCACACGATCATCTATGTGCATCGAATCGGCAGTAATGGGAGTAGTGACGGTGTTGGCCAGCACGTCGAGCAGGATCTGCTGGCGGTTCTGGCCGTCCAGGTACTGACGCACAGCCTGGACGAACACGCTGTTCATGCTTCGGTCGCTGGCGTTTGCTGCGGCTTCGATATCGGGGCGCAGCCCGTCGGGAAGGCGCACCACAAACTTGTCGGCGGTGCGGGAATCGTAATTCAGTGAGCTCATTGTCCTCTCCTGTCCAATGGCTCAGATATGAGCCATTGGCACTGTGGATGCATCAACTGGGTTTTGACTTGCCGGCCATCAGCACCACCAACAGCAGGAGAACCAGGATCAGGTCGCCAACCATCGAGAAGATGCGACTGGCCGAGTCGACGAAGACAACGCCGCCAGCAAGCCCGTAGGCTGCCAGTGACCGTGTCTTGCTACCGAGCTTGGCCAGCATGGTTACAGGTGGTCTTTGAGGTTGAGGCCCAGCAGCTTGGCGCTGCGCTCCAGGGCGGTTAGCTCGGCCGGCTCGATCTCGCCGTCTGCCTCAGCCACGGTCAGCATGACGTTGAGGACTGTCAGCGCTTCGGCGGGGGAGTGCGCCAGGTCGCCCAGTTCTTTCTCGGCGTTCTGTCGAAGGATGCGAGCGCCCGACTTGAAGTCGGTCTTGGCGCGGTCGATGGTGTTGGAAAGCTCCGCGCCGAAGCCTTGCAGCGCCGGGTTGTTGCTGAGGATGGTCTCGATCTTGGAGAGCTCGCTTTCTTCCAGGTCGCCGTCAGCAGCGGCCACGTAGATCGATCCGTACACGACCGCTTCCATCAGATCACGGTTGGCCAACTTGGCTACCGCTGCGCGAGCCTGACCGGTTTTCTTGCCGAAGATTTTGCCGAACATGGTTATTTCCTTTCGTGGGTTGTGGCCGATTGGCCGGGTTTTGGTGTGGTGATGTGGAGGTACAGGCAGCCGGTGGCGATCAGCCAAACGGCGGTACCGAAGAAACCACCGACGACATCGAGGTCAGAGCTGCTGCTGATCAGGTCGCGGGCAGCGAACAACAGCCAGGCCACCGAGACGCTGAGGTAGAGCAGGATCGAGATCAGCACCTTGAACAGGCGCCACGGGGACAGCGTTTTCTGGGTCATTCACTTTCTCCAGGGCGAGCAAAGGCCCGCCGCGTTGTTGGCTTTCGCAAAAATCAGGTTTGGTTAAACGGTGAGTGCGGTCTCGATGCGGCGCACGGCCACGCGAGTCTCAACGCGGCGTTCGCCTGGGCGGCGGATGCGGCCGAACTGTTCGGTGTTGGCTTGCTGGACGGTCAGCACCATGCACAGCAACAAGATCAACGGGCTGATGATCTGGCGCTTGAACGCTTCCATTACCAGGCCGCGCATTGTCTTGGCGCCCAGCTTGAAGCGAGCAGAGTCGAGGCGTTTCTCAGCGGTGTTCGGGCTGATGCCCATGACGCGACCAATCTCTTTCACCGTCAGATCGGCGGCAGCCCACAGTGTGGCTTCAAGCTCGCGAGGAGCTAGACCCATCTTGAGATTGCCCTGCCAGTTGCCGGCGGTGAGTGTGTTGGTGGTCATGTCTGAAGCTCCATGCTGGGGTGCGATGGAGTGAAATTACAATTAACTTTTGTTTATTGCAAATATAATTTGTAATGCCGTGCAAAAAAAACCGGGGTCACCCCCAGCTTTTCACCAGAATGTGGACGACCAGAAGACCTTCCCTAGTATCCTGATCTTCTGTCGGTCAATCTCATCTGGGCCGTACTCTTCGTCTGCGTACTCGTCGCGATTAAAGCTTCGTAGGCGAATTCCACCGCCCGGGACTCTGTAAATAACGCACAGTCGAAGCTGTCCTGCATGGTCCAGTGCGTACACCTTTCCATCAACTACTCCTGTTGCCGACGTGTCTATGCAGGCAACACTTCCGTCCTGTAACAACGGACTCATGCTGTTCCCGGCGATCTCAATGCAGGCCGCATTTCGTGGAGTTACGCCCGCTTTGGCGAGTAGAGATCTGCTGAACGGGTATGTTCTCCAGTCCACCTTTTCAACGGCTGTCTCAACGCTATCGTCAGACTTGGCAATCTCCTTAATGAAAGGGAGGCTCACTGTGTCTTTGTCGAAAGAAGTCTTATCAAGGCTCGCATTAAACAAGTCCAATTCTCTACGTATCTCTGGTGGAGGCTCATCGCCCATCGTCAAAAATCCAGAGTCTGCGTCCTTTACATACAGCACCGAGTCCAGCAGGCGGTTTGGCGAGATTCTCAAGATCTCGGCCATTCGAGGGAAAAGCGCCGGCCTTGGTTTTGCTCTGCCAGACTCCCAGGCTTGTACGGACTGAGGGGTGATGTCTAGCGCGCGAGCCAGCTCGGACTGATTCAGTCCGGCGGCCCGCCTGCTCTGAGAGATGATTTCAGCGATTGTCTTCATAGCTTCAGAATACAGTCCGTTGTTGTAATGGTCATTGCAAAAAACGTTTGTAATGTACAGTTTCAATCTGTAGCCTGACTGCATTCTCATAAATTCGCAGGTCGGCCCGATGGATCTAAGTGCAGTGGCTTCAGCGGCAAAGGCCGTAGGGAGCCAAACCTCTTTAGCGAAAGTGCTTGGCTGTACGCCGCAAAACGTTCAGCGGATGTGCGCAACAGGCAGAGTGCCCGCCAAACACGTGCTGAAAATCGAAGCTGCTTCGGGCGTGTCTCGTCACGAGCTCCGCCCCGATCTGTACCCAGAAGCCTCGCCAACCTTGAACCAAATGATGCCCCAGATACCTGTCGCCGATCAGTCTGGCAAGCCATCTGTTCATTCATCCAGTACTGCGCAGGCATCCCCATGAACCCCCGCAGCGCCTCCCTATTTTTGCTGAGCGGCTGAGCTTTTCGACCGCCCACAAAAAAGCCCAGCCTGAGCTGAGCTTCTTAGTTGCTACCTGTTCCACCAGGTGGCTTTGGCATCACTTTGTCTATCGAAGGGCAAAAACAATGCAAATGAAAAATAGCACCACGCCACCAAAGGCGCAAGAGCAAGCCAAAGAATCAATTACAAGGGGGCTGGCAGTAACTGTCCCATGCATTCGCGGAGTCGAGCCTCCTATGCAGCTTCTCGAATGCGGTACTAAAGGTCTTGCCGTTGAGGTTCTGGAAATGCTGAGGCCGGTCTTCCCGGGCGCTCGGTTCTCCTGCTTCGAGGTTGCGGTCACTGAATCTGTTGATGCTTGTCGTCGTGGGTTGGAGCGTCACAAAGACTTGGTTCTGAGCTGTCGGGATGCTGATCAGCCGGGACGTGTCTATCTCGAGCGAATCAGCATGGTCCGCGAAGTCGAGGGCGCTATCGCCCAAGGCGGTGCTCTATGAACAGCGCCGTCAAAGATATCCGCGAGGTCGCATGCATTGCCATTAACGAGTTGTCTTGCTGCAAGGAAACGCTCTTCCAGATCGAGGCTTTGTTCTTCGCTATGCAGAACGAGGGTCTCGCCCGCGACACCCTGGATCAGTTGATTGTTTTGGGTGCTGGCATCGCTGGCGACCTGGCTAACGATGAGGAGCGAAACCTTGAAACGCTTCGCGCTGACTTGGATGCCGCTAAATCCGCGCTACGAAACGCTGAGTCGCAAAACGTGGCGCGAAATTCGGAGGGGCAGCCATGACCACCTCCCTTTCTGTTATTGGCCAACTTGAAGGCGAAGTCTTGCGTGAAGCAGTGCTCGACGCTGACGACATGTGCTCAATGAATTTCGCTCGCGATGAGTTCAATCGCCTGGCGGCGCTCGTTCTCGGCCAGATCGTTCCTGCCTTGGGCGGCTACCACAACAGCCAATTGGCCTGTGACCTTAGTCGGCATGTCGAGCAGGTGCGGATCTTCAGCGGGAACTTCTGCTGGCTGCATCGCCACCTGGGCGCGTCCTACGGCGTCGTTGGTGAGCGACCTGGAATTGATATCGAGGTGCGCCCATGAAAACCGACACCACGCTTCGCCTAACTCGCACCCAGTACCGTAGCTTCGCCGAGCAGACAAAGCAGGCCGGCTGCGCGCTGAGTCTTTCGACTTTCCGTGCTCTGGGCAATTGCTGGGGCATCTTCGACCCTCGCGCCACTCTCGTCTGCATGGATGTCTCGGCAGACGAGCTGTCGTTTACTGAGGGATGCGGCATTGAGCTTTCAACCAGCGTAGACGCGGGTCGGCTGCGGCGTGTCCAGCGGCCCGAGATCGATTGGTCAATCCTCGAAGATCACGAAATCTATCCGTTCATCGTTGCTCATGAGATCGGGCACCGTGTGGATAACTTCTGCTACTGGGATACCGGTCGTATTGATGACCACCAGGTCCGCACCCGCTGCGAAAGCGTGATCCGCAGCATCAACGAGGTATTGGCTGATCGCTATGCCTGGAGCCAGATTCGCCCGGGCGAGCCCGTACCGCTTTGCGAGCTCGGCAAAAGCCTTCAGGAAGAAGTCGCCGCCGATATCGCGCTGATGGACAAGCATATGCCCAGGGTTCGGCGCCAGCCGCGGGCGCTTCCTGCCGGTCGCTACCTCCACATTCCTGAGGTGATGCTCAAGACTGACTTGCATGTTTCCTTCATCGGGACGGGCGTCTCCTCGGCAGCTATTGAGCGGGCTCGCCGGCCAAGAACCTACCGCCGCGACTCTCGCTCGAGGGCTTACTGATGACCATCGCCAAATTCCAAGGCGGCGATGCCGTTATGTCCACTGCCGATCTGCGCGAGCTTATCAATGAGGCGCGTGTGGATGCCGGTGAAGCCAAGATACGCAACGACCAGTTCATCACCAAGGTTGAAGACGAGTTGGCGGGCGAATTGGGGGGGTGCAAAAAAATTGCACACCCCCAAAGCGGCGTCCTCATGGATTGCTACGACCTAACCCGCGACCAATGCATGTTGGTATCGATGCGCGAGTCGAAGGCCGTTCGCCGGAAAGTAGTGGCCAAGTTGAACGCGCTCGCTGCAGCCGCCGAGATGCGACTCCCCGAAAACCTTCCGGACGCCCTGCGCTTCGCTGCTGACCTGGCCGAGGAAAAGGCTGTTCTGGCTCTCGAAAACCAGCAGCAGGCAAAGAAGATCGAGGCGCTGGAGTACCTGTTCATGCCCGGCGAGACGGTCCCTCAGTTCGCCAAACGCCTCAACGGCGTTAATTCCCAGCTGGTTCTGGCGTTCTTGGCGGGACTGAAATGGATCTACAACACCGAAACCGACCCTGACCACTCTCCGAAGTACCGCGTGTACGCCATGGCTCGCGACAAGCATTGGCTCAGCGAGAAGCCTTTCAAAGTCGGCGGGGAGGGCATCACCTCATTCATCCGCTACGCGCCGGTGATGCTCGAGGAAGGCGCCAAGAAGCTGTTCGACCTGTACATGGCCGAGAAGCTACCCATGAAGAAGACCTGGGACGGCCAGTTCTTTTACGAAAAATTCAATCCGGAGAAGCCCCTGTGAGCAAGAAAATCACCTACGAAGAACTCATGGGGCTGATCGCCGAGGCCGCGGTCAACCACCAGCAGGCCGAGACTCAGCGCAATAGCCTGCGCCGCGAGTTGAATGCCCTCTACAAGACCTACTTCACTGCCTACGGGCACCCATACCCAAATGAGCCGCGCAAGCGTATCGACCCCGAGGATGAACGGTTCAGTGGCGTGCTGCGATTTACCGATGCAGCGTTTCAGCGCTGGCTGGCGGCTCGCTATCTGACCACCAGTACCAAACGCAAAATGCGGACGCTGATTCAGCGCCTGGAGCGATCGCTATGAAAAAGCCAATCCAGAAAGGCGCATCCAACGACATGGCTACCCATGAGGCGTTCGTCCTGGGCGACCTACTGCCTCTGGTAGTCGGTCACGCTAAAGCTGAGGGCCACCCTACCGAGATGGTTGCGCTCGCCTGCTTCCTCTCCTTGAGCACGGTCCTGCAAGCCAAGGGCATCCCACGCGAAGCTTTGGTCCAGGGGATAACCGCCTCCAATGTGCCTTTGTCCTTCCCTGGTGATATTCCGCCGGCCGCAGTTGAGCGGCTCGCGATCCTCAATGAGCCACATTTTGAGCAGTTCGATGACTTGACGCTGGCCTGCATGGCGAGCAACGGAACGAACTTCGCTCATGAGTCGCTGGCCTGCACCGATCCTGATGACGACACGGTCTGGAACGCGCATGCCTCGATGATCAACTCGTGCAACGCCCTCACCGTGCTGATCATGCGATTGTCCGGCGGCAAGATGCCGGGCGAGCCTGACGAGGAATTGTTCGTGCGGCCGGCGGGGGAAACCCTGCAATGACCAGTCCTATCGAATCAACTACCGGAATCCCGGTAGTTACCGCCACCACTGCCGAAGTAGTCGCCGGCCCCTGGCCCAACTATTCCAATTGCCGTCACCTGCCCGACCGCGACCGCTGGGAGGTCTACGCCATGGCGAAGGCCTCGCGTGGCGCCCTGGAGGATCGCGGCGTGGTCATGACCGAGAGCTATGACGCGTTCATTGCCCGGGTAACGCGGGAGCTGGACCTATGACTGTCGATACTCCACGCAAATTCCAGGGCGTATGGATTCCAGCGGAACGTTGGCTTGATCGCACGCTGTCGCCCAATGAGAAGGTAATGCTGGGTGAAATATCCAGCCTGGAGGCTGGCGCGCGGGGTTGTTACGCGACCAACGCGCACTTCGCCGAGTTCTTCAATCTTTCGATCTCGCGAGTCTCGGAGATCATCAGCGGGCTGGTTGATAAGGGGCATCTGCGTGTCGAGTTGATCCGCGAAGGCAAGCGCGTAGTCGAGCGCCGCCTGCGACTTGTCGACCCCTTCGGTTTTCCGAATACCCCTTCGGAAAACGCTGCGAACCCCTTCGGAAAAGACGGTGAACCCCCTTCGGAAAACACGCAGGGGAACAATACACAGAGCAACAATACAAAGAGCATTAAAAACACTCCGGCATCAGGCGCTAAAAAAGTGGCTTTGGATGAAGGGTTTGAACAGTTCTGGAAGTTGTACCCGAAGAAGAAAGCTCGCAAGGAAGCGATCAGGGCATGGGCGAAGCTGAAACCGAACGATGAGCTGCGCCAGACCCTGATCACCGCTCTGGGTAGCCACTGCGTTTCCGAGGACTGGGCCAAGGAAAACGGCCGATACATCCCGAACGCCGCGACCTGGATCAATGGCGAGCGCTGGACTGACGAACTCAAGCCAGCAGTCGGCGGAAAGCCATCGGCCTACAACCACCTGCCCAACCACACGCCCGATATGTACCAAGGAGGCGACAATGGCCCAGCGTTCTAATTTCCGTCCCCAGCCTGAGCAGCGCACTTTCGCCGGCGAATGCCCGATCCATGGCGATGTTGATCGCTCCGAGGTTGAGCAGTTCGATGGTTCTCTGGCAGTACGCCCGTGCAAACAATGCCAGTTCCACGGCCTGCGCGTAGCGCCACGGGGGAGCGACGAACATTCGCAGGCGCTGGCCAACCTGCAAGCCGAAAGCGTCAACAGCGCGCTTGTAGGCTCCGGCATCACGCCGCGGTTTGCCGATAGCACTCTCGCCACCTACCGCGTCACCACCCCATCCATGACCCTGGCGCTGGAAACTTGCCAGGGCTATGCCGACAACTTCGGTGAGCACTTCCAGGCGGGGCGCAACCTGCTTTTATGCGGGAACGTCGGTAACGGCAAGACGCACCTGGCCAGCGGCATCGTCCAGCATGTGATTCGTCAGCACCGTGCAGTGGCAGTGATCACCACCGCAGCCGAAATCATCCGCGTGTTCAAGCGCTCGATGGATCGAACCGCCAGCTACACCGAGGGCGATGTGATCAATGAGTTGGCGAGTTTCGACTTGTTGGTGATCGACGAGATTGGCGCCCAGGCCGGCACTCACTACGAGCTGTCGGTTCTGCATGAGGTGCTGGATCGCCGTTACAACCTGGTTCGCCCGACAGTGGTGGTGTCCAACCTCAACGCCCAAGGTCTGAGCCAGTACATTGGCGAGCGAGCCCTTGACCGGCTGCGCGAGAACAAAGCGCTGCTGGTCGGTTTCACCTGGGAATCGGCGCGGGGGCGTAAATGAACCACGAGGACAAGTATTACCGTCTCGAGGCCGAGCAGGGCGTGCTGGGCGCGATCATGATCGCCTCGCTCAACGAAAGCGCCGGAATGCTGGACGAGATCATCTCGCAGATGAAGTCTGGCGACTTCTGGCACCAGGACAACGCTGCGCTGTTCGATGTGATCTGCGACTGTCATGCGCAGCGTATGCCTGTTGACGCGGTGACGCTGGGCTCGATTCAGCACTATCTGCCCAGCGGGACATCCACTCTCCAATACACCATCGACCTATGCCGAGGCGTCCCATCGGCGGCTAATTGGAAGAGCTATGCCCAGCAGGTTAGGAAGTGGGCGCTGGTGCGTCAGTTTCGCGACCTTGGGCGAATCGTGGACAGCGGCGTTTATGACGATCTGCCAGCAGATGAAATCCTTGATCAGTGTGATTTGGCGCTGGCCGACCTGCGTGACCTGAAGGCATCTGGAAAAGCAGGTTACAAGCGGATGAGCGATGTTTTGCCGATTGTGCTGGATCACATGGATGACGTGCTCAACGATAAGGCGCCTCCGAAGCTCTCTACCGGCCTGGCGGATTTGGACAAGCTGATTGGCTTTCTGCGCCAAAAATCAATGGTGGTGATTGGAGGTCGACCGGGCGGCGGCAAGACAATGCTGGGGCTGCAGATCATGAATCACGTTGCTACTCGCGGCCACGGCGTAGGGCTGGTGGTAAGTCTTGAGATGCCTGGTGAACAACTGACACTGAGGACCATTGCGAGCCTGGGCGGCGTAGACCTGCGTCGGATGGATGAGGTCAAGTGCCTGGAGCAAGAAGAGTGGAACCGGATAGGCGTCGCGGCCGGAAAAATCAAGGAGGCAGAGCTCTACCTGCTCGACACTCCAGGCCTGACGATGCCAGCCATCCGAGCCGAGGCGTTGAAGCTCCAGCGCGAGGTTGGGCTCGACATCCTGATGATCGACTACGTGCAGATTGTCGGGACTGACGGCAAGTCACAGAACCGTGCTGACGCAGTAGCCAAGGTGTCGATCGCCATCATGAACCTAAGCCGCGAGCTGGCGATTCCGATCTTGGTGCTGGCGCAACTCAATCGAGGCCCGGCCAATCGGCCAGGCAAGAAACCACAGGCCAGCGACCTCAAGGAAAGCGGCCAGATTGAGCAAGACGCGGACGCGGTGATCCTGGTGCATTACGACCGGGACTCTGAGATGGGCCAGCAGGGCGTCACCGAGTTGATTCTGGATAAGGGGAGGCAAGCCGAAGCCGGCTCATGCCTGGTACAGCGCCAAGGCCAGTTCGGGCGGTTCGTCAACTTTGTGGGCCGTGAGCCCACCCAGGAAGAGGTGGAGATCAGCCGCCCCTTCTCCAGCCAGTACAAGGGGAAGAAGAACAATGAGAAGTTTTAAGCTGCTGGACCGTCTGCTGGGGCGCAACGCCGAGCCGTTCGTGCCTGGTGCGCACTTGAGCGCGCTTAGCTCAAAGATGGAGGCTGGACAGTGCTGGATCGTCCCGGAGGGCGCCGTTGTTGTCCCGTCACCTCCAGAGCCGAAGTACCCGGAAGCCGAGCGAATCGCTGCGTCGATCCGTGATTTTCCTGAAGACTGGGGCTGGCTCATGAAGGGCTACAAGCTGATCCATACGCCGAGTGGTTTCGTTTTGTGGGTTGCTAACCAGGATTACGGCTTGGCTGAGGTCTGCAGCAATGGCGGCAAAGGTGACTTCTCCAAAGTCGAGCAGGCGATCATCTGGCCGGCGGTCAGTGACTGGCTGGCACGGAACAAGGTCGGTTTCACCGGGCGGTTACCGAAGGCGCGGATCAAGGGGCGTGACGACGCGTTCTGCTGCTACGCCGATGGGCTGCCATGGATGGGCGTCGGCTCCTCACCTGAGGATGCGTATCGCGCTTGGCGCCACGCGATATCTGCCCAAGCCCGCGGTGACATGAGGCCAAACGAATATCTACAGGTGCGGAGTGCGAGCCTATGACGACCTCAAGATCGTTAGACAGGATCGCCCCTCGTGCTGATGCCGAGCAGACAGGCGTTAGATTCCAATATTCACGTTTTCCGCTACAAGCCACGGATTGCGGGGCCTGCGCCCTGCATCCACAAATTGTGATTGTGGAGGTTTGGAAAAGCCTCGGGAGTGCCGCAAATGAGTAACGTAACGGCGGCATTGCCGCGCAAAGTTCTGACTTCTGACGAGCGAGACTTCCTCAAGCAGGGCAACCGGCTGCTGCTCGACAAGCCCAACGGCCGTATCGGCGCCGCCGCGCTGATGGACCTGGTCGCAGACTGGGGAAACCACCGCGGCAGCCTCGGATTCCAAGACTACGCCCGCCGGTGGATCACCGAAGGGCACGCCAAGAACAAAATCGCCGACAAGATGCTCCGTGAGCTGTTTGGCCTGAACGAACCGACACCGAGGAAAGCGGCATGAATACAAGAAAACCTTCGCGCCTGCCGTTGGGCGATACCGAGTACATGCTTGAGCAATGGGGCTTCTGGCGCATGGATGGTATGGGCGTACCGAGCTATGTGTCACCGTCCTGGGCGATCATGCGGGACATGATCCCGTCGACGAGCAAGTCCTACGTCATCACGGACGAACTGGCCAGCGTCGTCGATGGTGCGGTCGCCAGGCTTTGCAAGCGTGCGCCAGAAATGGGCGACTTCATTTGGCTCTACTATGGAGCCAAGTGGCCAGCCAAGCGTATTGGCAACAAGTACGACATGAGCGAGGCAAAGGCCAGGGAGATCATCAAAACGGGAGTCGGATGGATAGACTGCTCACTGGAAAAACTCATCGAAGCCGCATAAAAAACTTGCACACGCGGAATAGCCCTGTTTTCATGGCACCGTGTTCAGCTTTTCAAGCGCGACACCACATCGAAAGCCCGGCCATTGCGTCGGGCTTTTTTGTGACCAAAATTTAGCAAGCCCAGCCACTGTGTTGGGCTTTTCGTTTCTGGAGGCCGCATGGCAAAGCTTGAGATGGAAGTGAGCGTAGAAGGCCTTCAAGACCTGGTGCGCCCACTGGTCGAGGCTATGCAGTCACTTGAACATTTTCCCGAGTTGCCGCTTCAAGTCTTCCGTGACCTTGTCGCCAACAGCCTTCATGACATTGCCGTAAGTTTCGACGGCGCCGCACTTGCCGCAGGTGATCTTCGAGGAGTTTGTCGGCCTGGCCGGAATCTCGAACTTGTCACTGCCGCACTTCTTGCACTTAACGCTTACCTTCATCGCTGATGCTCCATGGATTGTTCAGTGTGGAAATTGAACGATAGCACGGGGCCATATAGGCGTTGACGAAACACAAGTTAGTTGCGTGAGCCATAGCCAGGGTGGGCCTTCGGGCAGGGCCTGGACGCGGTATCGCCGGTCGTCACGCGTTACGAAAGAACACCGGCAGCATGAGCAGCCCAAACCTGTGTGCTATTGGGGCTGGCTCAAGCGGACTGATGGAAAGACATCGAACCTATTCCAAGGCTCGCCATATCGGCGGGCCTTTTTTTTGATCAGGATTCGGACGGAATCATGCCCTCAATTGAAATTGCAGGGCGTGCCGGCCTTGTCGATCAAGAAGACATGCATTACCTCGATGAGGCTGGCTGGACGTTTCGCGCTAGCGGTGACACGGGATACGTGCAGCGATTCCTGTACGAGCAGGGCAAGTACGTTGGCCTGGAGATGCTGCACCGGCTGATTACCGACTGCCCAGAAGGGAAGGTTGTTGATCACATTAACGGTGATGGCATGGATAACCGCAGAGCAAATCTTCGCATTTGCAGTCATGCGGAAAACCTCAGGAACAGAAAGATTCACTCGAACAATAAGTGCGGAATAAAGGGCGTTTCCTACGACCCTTCATCGTCTATTCGGCCGTGGCGAGCAAAGATTAATGTTGACCGAAAGCGGATCAGCCTCGGTCGGTTTGCTTGTGCTGAGGATGCGCAAGAAGCGTATCGAGCAGCGGCAAAAAAGTATCACGGCGAGTTCGCCCGTTTCGCGTAACCCCTTACCTATGAGGCACAGCAAATGTCTGATCCCCAATTCAACGCACTGGCCGGCCAAGTAAGTGCAATTAGCGCCCAGATTCAATCCGAGCAGTGTGCGCGGATGGTTGCGGATGAGGCATTGGCGTCTCGTGTAACGGCAAGCGAAGCAGCTATAGCGGCGGTGAAGCTTCAAGTAGACGTGGAGGCGTTGAACAAGTTTGGCGATAACATCCTGCTGGAGCGCCGTCTGGGTGCTATTGAAAAGGCGCAAGTAGGGCATATCCGGTCCACTAACTTTGTACCTGGTGTGTCCGGCTGGAAGCTCAACCACGATGGCAGTTTCGAGATCAATTCCTGCGTACTCGGCGACGCAGCTAAAGCTCCAGATCGCCAGACGGTATCGGTAGAGGTCGCGAGTTGGAGCAAGTACGACTTGCCCAAGAACGCCGCCAATCTGCTCCAGTTCATGGCGGCAGAGCTGCAAAAGGTTCCTGAGGAGTACCGGCACACTGCTGAGTTCGAAGAGTTCGATGCTATTTACGGCGCCGAATCCTTCAATGCTCGCCTGTTCCTGAGCTACTCCCGCCTCGAAACCGAGGAAGAACTGGCGGATCGCCTGGAGAAGGCGAAGGTGGCCGGCACCCACATCCGCATCAAGGACGGCGTGATCTCGGTAAGCCATGACGGAGTGCTTCGGTACCGGTTCGGCAACCTGGATGCACCTGAGCAGCCTCAGCCATTCAAGGTTGATGAAGGCAAGACCTACATCAACGACACTTTCCTCCACGATGGCGCGATCACCAGCGCAAAGATCGGCCCGAGCTGGTCGTTGAAGATGCAGGAAGGCGTAAATGGCCTGTGCGCTGCGGGTGTCGGCCTTGGCCTGATTGTCGATCCTGCGCGTTTTAGCCTCACGAAGAACGGCCAGACCGGGATTGAGAAGGCAATCACCGATGGTGATGCCAGCAAGATCCTCGAATTGCTGGCTGGCAAGATCGACGAGACTGAACTGGGCAGGAACCTTAAAGAGCAGATTGACCTGCTGGGTTGTAGCTTCGCCGAAAAGGTCAAGAAAGTGATCCGCACCGAGCTCAAACCGGGCGGCCTGCTACACCGCTCCAGCTAACCCATTCCCTCACTCCCAACCCGGGAGGATATCGAGATGAACCCGATGCCTGAGAAAAACCCCGACTTCTGGGCCCAGGTCTGGCTGGTCCTCTCGACCCCATTGTGGCAGGGCGCAATCATGGCCTTCACGATCACGCTGTTGCGCGTGCTGTACGACGCCAAAGAGCCGAACTACTGGCGCACCTTGTTCGAGGCGCTGCTGTGTGGGGCCTTGAGCCTGTCAGCCAGCAGCATCATCGAGTGGATGGAATGGCCGCCGAGCTTGTCGGTGGCTGCTGGTGGTGCCATTGGTTTCATTGGTGTGACAGCAATTCGTGACCTGATCATCAGGTTCCTGGGCAGAAAGGCGGACTCAGCATGAAGGCGATAGCAGTGGCAATCATCGTCGCCCTGGTTGGCCTGTTGCTCGTCGGCATCCAGCAGATGCGTGTCGAGGATCTGCGCGCAGAGAAGCGCATTGAATCCCAGGCCAAGGATGAGGCGGTCAAGGCCAACAACGAAAGCCAGGCCACCATCACCACGCTGCGCGCCGAAGCACTTCGCAACGCGGCGTATACCGCAGACCTGGCCCAGCGCATCAAGGCCAGTGAGAAGAAAGCCGAGAAGGCGAGGAAAGACTTTGAAGAACTCAAGCGCAACAGCAAGCCTGTTCGTGACTGGGCTGCTCAGCCTCTTCCTGACGGCCTGCGCGGCAAAGCCGGCGGTAGTAACAAAGACCCAGGCCGTAAGGATCGAAGCCCCTGAGCTGATCCCGTGCGAGCGGGTAGACCAGGATGAAGCAGACCTTCGCTTCAATGGCGATGTGTGGGAGCTGAAGGATAAGGCCATCAAGTTGCTGGATACCTGCGCTGACCAGGTGGACGCTCAGATCGTCCGCAGCCAGAGCAAGTAATCCGCGCCACGTTTTCGAATGCGCCAAATCGTGGCGCGCATAAAGGACCACACCATGAGCACAGTAAGCGCCGAGTACTACCAGATCAAAGGGTTGGTCAGCGATATGCCAGCCGATGAGCGTGCCGAGGTTGCACGCGTAGAGGCGTTGGTTGTTGAACTGGCCATGTCATCGAAGCCGGCCGCGCTTGGCGTGATACTGGCTTCGATCAAGTTATCACTGGAAGGGTGATGGCTCGAATCAAGACCTTGGGCAATAGGGTCAGCACTCAAGGCAACAGGTTGGCAACTGCTGCCCCAGGCTCATGGCGTACCGGAAAGACCACGTCCAGTCAGCGTGGCTACAACTACGAGTGGCAGAAGGCTCGGCTGGTCCACCTCAATGACAACCCGCTCTGTGTGTACTGCGATCGCGAGGGAAGGGTGACAGCGGCCAACACGGTTGACCACGTCATTCCTCATCGAGGCGATATGACGCTGTTCTGGGACCGGACCAACTGGATGAGCCTGTGCGGCACCTGCCACTCCTCGAAGAAGCAGCGCGAGGAAACGCAGGGCGCCTGAGTCGATCTGTAGCACGTCACTCGCACCTTGAGGCACGCAAACTCCCCGATCTGAGACCCGGGGGCGGTCAAAATATGGGGATCGACTTTTCCCCAGACCACTCCCCCTCTCACGCGCACTTTTTTTCCCCTTTTGAGGTTTTTTGTTAATGGCGTTAACACCCAAACAGCGCGCCTTTGTTGCCGCCGTGAAGGGTGGCGCCTCCAACAAAGATGCAGCGATAGTCGCAGGCTACGCGGCTTCCAGCGCATCGGTCGCCGGTTCCAGGCTGGCCAAGCACCCCAATGTGATGGCTGCCTTGGCCCAGACTGGTATTAACAAAATTGTTAAACCCTCCATGGCGAAGGCGTCAGCCCCGAAAGAGCCCGAATCGGCACCGGATGAGCCGGAAGAGGCCGGCTTCGATTTGGCTCAGGCACTTCGTCATTCCGACCCGAAAGACTTTCTTCTGGCTGTGATGAACGACTTCGGCAGTGACGCAAAGCTGCGAGTCGATGCAGCCAAGGCTCTCATGCCGTTCGTTCACTCACGCAAAGGTGAGGCAGGTAAAAAGGACTCAGCCAAGGAGGCTGCCGAAAAGGCTGCAACGGGCCGCTTTGGAGTTCGCCAGCCACCAAAGCTCACAGCGCTCAAGGGTGGTAAGTGATGGAATGGACTACCGCATGCCCAGACTGGGAGCGTCGGATCGTCGCCAAAGAGTCACTGATCCCTCAGGGAGCACTGTTCCCTGATCAGGCTGCTGAAGCTCTTGAGGTCTTCGGCTCGCTCAGAATGGTCGACGCCACCGGCAGCCCTTTGATGAGCGAGACAGTTCGCGATTGGGTGAATGAGTTCGTCGCTGCCATCTTCGGCGCATACGATCCAGACGAAGGTCGGCGCATGATCAGCGAGTTCATGCTGCTGATCAGCAAGAAGAACGGTAAATCGACCATCGCCGCCGGCATTATGCTGACGGCCTTGATTTTGAACTGGAGGCCGTCAGGCGAGTTCATCATCCTGGCCCCGACCAAGGAGATCGCCGATAACTCCTTCCTGCCGATCAGGGACATGATCAAGGCGGATGAGCAACTGGATGCACTGTTCCATATCCAGAACAACACCAGGCTGGTCACCCACCGGGAGACGAAAGCAACGCTGAAGGTCGTAGCGGCTGACAACGACACGGTGTCAGGCAAGAAAGCGATTGGCATCTTTATCGATGAGCTTTGGGTGTTCGGTAAACGCCATGGCGCCGAGGCAATGCTTCGGGAAGCTACGGGTGGTCTCGCCTCCAGGCCCGAAGGCTTCATCATCTACGCCACGACTCAGTCCGACGAGCCACCAGCTGGTGTGTTCAGACAGAAGCTTCTGTATGCCCGCAAGGTTCGGGACGGCGAGATTCAAGACCGGTCCTTCCTTCCAGTGCTGTACGAGTTTCCCAAGGCGATGTTGGATGCTGGCGCGCACCGCGACTTCACGAACGCTTATGTCACCAACCCGAATTTGGGCCTGTCGGTGGACGAACCGTTCCTTGAGCGCGGCTACGCCCAGGCCCAACTCGACGGCGAAGAGTCCTTCCGTGGATTTCTCGCCAAACACCTGAACGTTGAAATCGGCTTGTCGCTCAAGTCGGATCGCTGGGCCGGCGCTGAGTTCTGGGAGGTTCAGGCGGCACCGGAGGGTTTGACCTTCGAACAGTTGATTGACCGGTGCGAGGTTGTCGATGTCGGCATTGATGGTGGCGGTCTGGATGACTTGCTCGGCTTTGCTGCTGCCGGTCGCGACAAGCTCACCCGGCAGTGGCTGCTCTGGACACACGCGTGGGCTCACCCATCCGTGCTGGAGCGGCGCAAGAGCGAGGCGCCACGCTTCCGTGACTTCGCCAGCAACGGCGACCTGACCCTGGTCGAAACCATCGGTGATGACGTGCAAGACGTTGCTGAGCTGGTCGCCAGAGTCGAAGCGGCCGGCTTGCTCGACAAGGTCGGGGTCGACCCGTCAGGCATCGGTGCCATTCTCGACGCGCTCGCCGAGGCCGGGATTCCGGAAGACAAAATCATCGGCATCAGCCAAGGCTGGAAGCTGAACGGCGCAATCAAGACCACGGAGCGAAAGCTCGCCGAGGGCGGCCTGGTCCATGGTGGACAACCAATGATGGCTTGGTGTTGCGGCAACGCCCGGGTGGTACCCGCCGGCAACGCCATCTTGATCACCAAGCAGGCGTCGGGCCTGGCGAAGATCGACCCGTTGATGGCGGCCTTCAACGCCATCTCGCTGCTGTCGCTCAATCCTCAAGCCCAAAGCGGGCTCGACAATTACCTGGCTGATGGGTTCTTCGGACTCATCGGCTCGAACTCATAGGCTGAATATGGCATCTCGTTGGTACAACCCGCTGTCATGGCGCATGTTCGGCTACACCGATCCGGCGACGGGCAACTATGTCGAAGTCGACCTTGAGGTTGGTGGAAAAACCACCAAGGCGGGGATCAAGGTAACGACCAAAACTGCGCTTTCAATCAGCATGGTCTGGTCGTGCGTGAAAATTCTTTCCGAATCGCTGAGCGGCCTCCCGCTGAAACTTTACGAAGATGGCAGCGAAGGCCGAAAGCAGGTCGAAAAAAATGATGGGGCGATGAAGTTGCTCCAAAAACCAAACCCATACATGACAATGCTGAACTTCCTCAAGTTCGTGGTCGTGAACATGGCGCTGCGCGGCAATGCGTTCGCCTTGATCGAAAGGAACAGGCACGGCGACCCGATAGGGCTTGTGCCGCTGGATTGGCGGACCGTAAAGATCGACACCGAGGACGATCTCATCTACTGGGTCACACCCGATGAGGGAGAACCTTACCCGGTGTCTCCTGAGCACATGCTCCACTTCAAGCTATTCAGTCTGGACGGTGTGGTCGGCCTTTCGCCTATTGAGCACCAAGCCGAAACCATGGGGCTTGCCAAGGCTGGCCAGCAATGGTCGGCGCGGTTCATGCGCAAGGGCGGTTTCACCGGCGGGTACGTGATCTACGACCAATTCCTGACCAAGGCCCAGCAAGCCCAGGTGATGGAGAAGTTCCCGGACGTGCGCAAGGCTGACGCCGACGACATTGGGAAAATGGCCATCCTGCAGGGCGGACCGAAGATTGAGGCTGCCGGCATCACACAGAAAGATGCGCAGTTCATTGAGTCCCAGCAATTCCAGGAAGAGGCGTTAGCCGGAATCTATGGCGTGCCTCTATGGCTGGCCAACCGCGCCGGTAAGACCTCGATCATGGGCTCTAACCTTGAGCAGCAGCTCACCGGGTTCATCACCTTCGGACTCAAGCCCTACATCGACGTGGTGGAGGACGAACTCAACGACAAGATCTACCGGACCAAATCGCGCTTCGTCGAGTTTGCTGTCGAAGGTCTGCTGCGCGCTGACAGCGCAGGTCGGTCCACCTACTACGGCAGTGCGCTCGGCGGTTCTGGTGGGTCTGGATGGATGACCATCAACGAAGTCCGCGTGAAAGAAAACCTGCCTCCCCTGGAAGGCGACGAATACAACCGGGTCACCCGGTGGGAGATGGATAAAAATGGCGAATCTTGAAGTTCCGTTTGAGCTCAAGGCCGTTGACGAAGCCGGCAACTTCGAGGGCTACGCCGCGGTATTTAACAACGTGGATCTGGGCGATGACGTGATCATGCCTGGCGCCTTCACGAGAGTGAAGGCAACCCGTAGCGGCAAGCTAAAGCTCGCTCTCTATCACGACCTTACGAGACTGGTAGGCGCTGCCGACTATACCCAGGACGATCATGGCCTTCTATTGAAAGGGAGGGTCAACCTCAACGTCAGCTACGCCCGCGACGCCTACGAACTGATGAAGGCGGAAATCCTCGACAGTATGTCGATCGGCTTCAACACCATCAAGGCAGATTTCGAGGACCGCGCCGGTCGGCGTGTTCGCCTCATTAAGGAGGCCGAGCTTTGGGAAGCCTCCTTTGTACCGTTCGGCATGAACCCTGAGGCTCAAGTCCTCAGCGTCAAGTCGGACATTAGGCTTTTCGAGAAGGCCCTGCGCGAACGCATGGGTCTCTCGCAGAAGGAAGCGGCGGCAGTCGCTTCGCTCGGCTATACCGCGCTACGCCGTGATGGCGGGAGCGAGGCCACGGCGATCGTGGATGAGCTGAAAGACATTTCCAACCTGTTCACCCACCATTTCGGAGTATCGCCATGAGCGAAGTGAAAGAGCTGAAAGAATCCCTTGATCAGCAACTGAAAAGCGGATTCGAGGGCCTGCAAAAGAAATACGATGCCGCCATGGACGAAGTCCAGAAAGGCAACAAGGTCACCGGCGACCTGAAGAAGCAGATCGAGGACCAAAAGGGCGACTTGCAAAAAGTCATCGACCAGGTACAGGACCTGGAGCAGAAGGGTGTCAAGTTGCGCGGTGGCCCGGGCGAGGGCAAATCGTTCATCGACATGATCAAGAGCGATGACAGCTATAAGTCGCTGTCTTCGAACTCGGCGAACCGCGCCGAGATCGAGGTCACCAAGTCCGATCTGGCCGCAATGAAGGAGGTGAAGGTCACCAGTGCTGGTATTGTTGCGCCGATTTACGACCCGATCATCCAGCCGGGTATTCGCCAGGAACTGCGTATCCGTGACCTGCTCACCGCGATCCCGGTTACCGGGCAGAGCTACACTTACTTCCGCGAACTGCTGCACACCCGTGGTGCAGGTCCGGTAGCAGAAGGTGGCACCAAACCTACCAGCGACGTGACTTTCGAGCCGGTAACTGACCGGGTCAAAAAGATTGCGGTATGGATGCCGGTAACCGAAGAGGCTTTGGCAGACGTACCCCAGATGCAGGGGTACATCCAGGAGTTGCTGCGCTACGACCTCAAGCTGGAAGAAGAAAATCAAATCCTGAAGGGCGACGGCACTGGCGAGAACCTGAATGGCCTCATGACCCAGGCTACCGTCTACGACAACACTCTGACCAAGGCTGGCGACACCTCGATCGACATCGTACGTCGTGGCATCTACCAGGTTCGTAAGCAGTCCAAGTTGTCGGCCGATGGCGTCGTGATGAGTGAACTCGACTGGATGAACATTGAGCTGCAGAAAGACGGTGAAAACCGCTATCTGTTCGCCAATCTTCAGGGTCTGGTTACCCCAATCCTCTGGGGACGCCCGGTCATCACCTCGGACAGCATGGACGAGGGTGATGCGGACGCCGGCGGTGAATTCCTGATCGCCAACTTCGCCCGTGCTGCAATCCTCTTCGACCGTATGACCTACCTGTTCAAGATGGGTCTGATCAACGATATGTTCATCAAGAACATGATGGCGTTGCTGGCTGAAGAGCGTCTGGGCCTCGGCGTGCGCCGCAAGGAAGCTTTGGTTAAAGGCAACTTTCCGAAGTAAGCCTGAACCGCACATAACCATCAAAACGCCGGCGTGAAGTCGGCTTTTTTGTTTTTGGAGGCAGCATGAAAATCAAAGCTTTATGGGGCTTCACGGGCAGCGCCGATCTGCTTAAGGCCGAGTCATCCAGGGTGAAGCGCGGACAGGTCTTCGATGAGGCCGACGACGAATACGCTTACACGCTGCTCGGCAAAGGCCTGGTCGAGGAAATCGGTGCTGACGGCAAGTCCAAGGCGACTAAGCCCAAGGATTCGAAGCCGGCCGCGCCGAAAGAGAACAAGTAAATGATCGACCTGGCGCGCGTGAAGCTGCACCTCAGGGTGGATGACGATGAGGAAGACTCTCTCATCGGCGGATACATTGAGGCCGCCAAGTCCCATGTGGCCATGCATTGCGACAGGGAGTTGGTCGAGGGTGACCCGGTTGAGCCTGACCAGATGGCGATCACCCCAGACGTAGAACAGGCCATCCTGCTGCTGGTTGGCCATTGGTTTGCAAACCGCGAAGGCGTGGCGATGGGCACCATATCAACCACCGTACCGCTGGCTGTTGAGCGGTTGCTCATGTACAGGAAGCGTTACTGATGAGAGCCGGCCCAATGCGTCACCGCTGCATGCGCCGTGGCTACATCGACGGCAAGGATGCCCTCGGCCAGCCCTCGAAGGTTTGGGGTGACCTGGGCAAGCTCTGGGCGGAGATCAACATTCCCTCCGGTCGCATGTACGAGGCTGCGTCACAGATGCAGGTCACGGTCACTGCCGAGATCAACATCCGCTACCGCAAGGACGTGGTGGCGGGCCAGCACCTGGTGCACGACGGCACTACTTACGAAATCATCGCGCCGCTGGCCACTAACCAGCGCGACATGCTGAAACTCATGTGCAAAACGGTGAAGCCAAAATGAGCAACGGATCGTTGACGGTACTGGGGCTTGGTGAGTTGCAGGCCGATTTCGAGCGCCTGACCAAGTCAGTGGGCAACAAAATTGCCAGGGATGCAGTTATGGCTGGTGCCAGGGTGGCCAGGGACAAGGCCCGAAGTACTGCACCAGTTCGCACGGGAAAATTGAAGAAAAACATCATTGCGGTCAGCGTGAAACAGGCTGACACGCCTGGCGGCGCTACTGCCGGTATTCGCGTAAAAAATCCAACGGGCAAACAATCCAAGGCGCTCAAGCGTCCGGGCAAAAAAGGGCGCACCTCGAAAACGGATTACGAATCACCGTTCTACTGGAAGTTCCTGGAACTGGGCACATCGAAGATGCAGGCCCATCCATTCATTCGACCATCTTGGGACGGCAGCCTGCCTCAGATCGAAAAGGCCGTTGCCGACAAGCTGGCCGAAGGCATCGACAACGCCATCACCCGGTAACCCCAATGATTGAGAAATCCCTCATCGACAGGCTTTCGCCTCTGGTCGACGGGCGAGTGTACTTCGGCGTTGCGCCGGTGGACGCCGCCCAGCCACGCCTGGTGATTCAAACGGTAGGCACCACCACCGGTTTCACACTCGCCGGCTGGGATGGCTCCACCGACCTCACTATTCAGCTCGACGCATGGGGGGAGAGCTTCCTCGAGGCGCTCACGCTTGCTGGCCTGGCCTTTGCCGCGATGACCACGGATGACGCTGACTTCACCACCGGCAGCGCAGACCGCCTGGCGGATGTGTTCGAGAACGACACCAAACTTTTCAGCGTGAGCTGGGAATACACCCTGCAACCATAGGAGGCCACATGGCCGTTCAAACTCCAACGAAAGCGAAGTTCGTCAAAACGCAGGGCACGGCTCTCAGCGTTTCCAAAGCCACCACGCTCGACCCCAAGGCGGTCGGCATTGAATGGGCCGATCTGTCCGTAACGATCAAACAACCGCAGTTCCAGGGTGGACAGTCGGATGAAATCGAAGTAACGGTGCTCGCCAGTGAGGCGAAAGAGTTTACCGTAGGCCTGGCCGACAACGGCACCTTCAGCATGTCCGGCAACTGGAAGGCCGACGACGAAGCACAGACCGTGCTGCGTACCGCTCGTGACGATGGTGAGCCGCGCGCTTTCAAATCGCTGTTCAAGGACGGCTCGTCTTCGAGCTTCCTCGGCCTGGTGACCCAGTTCACCTGGGACGCCGCGCCAAACGGCACCGTTAACGGCACGTTCAACGTGCGTATCACTGGCGCCGTATCCTTCGACCTGCCGGTGGTGCCGTAATGGCCCGGGCAAAAAACGGCGCCGTGCCTGATCTGCGCTCCATGGCACTGGATCCGATGCGCAACTTCAAGCATGAGCGCCTCACCATCGACGAGTGGGAGGGCGCCCAGGTGGTGGTCAGGGCGTTGAGCGCTGGTGACTGGGTTGAGTATCGCCGCCGCGCCGCTTTGGCGGTTGCTGAGGCCCGTCAGGATGCTGGGCTTCCGGCTCAGTCTCCTGCCGCCGATAGTGATGACGAGGCGCCGCTGGAGCCGCGGGTGGAGATTCATTCCTCGCCGCTCTATGCATTCGTCCTGGTGCGGGCCTTGCTTGATGAGAACAATGCTCGAGTATTCCAAGACGAGGACGTGCCTTCCGTAGCTGATGCCTTCAGCCCAGTGCATGACCGGCTCGTCGGCAAGGTTTTTGAACTGAGTGGCGTAGCGGCCGGCGCTGGCGCGCAAGACCCGGTGGATGCCGCGGGAAACGACTGACGGAGGAGCCGGAGTTGGCGTTTATGCTGACTCTTGCCCTCCGGCTTGGCATGACGCTCCAGGACCTGCGCTCACGGATGAGCGCGGAGGAGCTGTTCCTCTGGATGGCCTATAACCAGGAGTCTCCGCTAAGCGACACCCGCGGCGATATCCAGGCCTCGATCATTGCTGCTTCGGTGTTCCAGGCCCAGGGTGCAAAAGTTTCTGCTGTGGACCTGATGCCTAAGTGGAAGGATGAGGCGGCTGCGGTGGTTGATGAGGCGGCCCAGGCTGAGGAGGGGGTAGAAATGTTCAAGGCTTTCCTGATGGTCAAGGCCGAGGAGGGCTAGGCCGCAGGATGAGGCTCGTTTTTCTCCGCTGTGCGGTGATAGAGTCGCTCGCTCAACAAAGGAGGTGGCGAGTGACTTTTATTTTATGGATTGTGACAGCGTTGATAGTTTTTTTTGCAATCGGCCTTTGCCGTGAGTTTGCGAAAACTACCGGGTCTGAGCGGTTATTGCGCTGGACGCTTGGCATTAGCGCCGCAATTATCGGGGGGATGTGGTGGGCATATCTATCTTGGGCTGGCAGTCCAAATAGAGAGGTTGAGCGCGCACAGAAAGATTGTGATGACACGACAATGGCTTATGTCATGTCTCAAAACTTCGTAAAGCAACGCCTGAAGGCTCCCGGGTCAGCTGAATTCCCATATCTGAATGGCAGGGACGTTGTTTCCGCATCTGATCATAAATGCACGTTTTATGTGTCTGCGTATGTGGACTCTCAGAATGGGTTCGGGGCGAGTATACGGACCTACTACAAAGCCACGATGACCTATGACAGGAACGAAAAGTTATGGCGAGCCCCCGAGCTAGTCATTGAGTAACCATGAAAACCCGCCTCGGCGGGTTTTTTAATGTCTGGAGAAAAGCATGGCAGGGCAAACACTTCGCTCTTTGATCGTAAGCGTTTCCGCTGAAACAAGTGCGTATCAACGCGAAATGGCCCGCGCTAGTCGCATGGGGCAGAGCTATCTCAGGACCATCACTTCTGGGAATAGGGATGCAACCAGTTCGTGGCGCTCGCAGGAAGCAGCCGTTCGCGCCCAGGGTGCGGCTATGCAATCCCTTACATCCACAGTGGGCAGCTACGCAGCGGCGATGGCTGGGGCGCTGGCGGTTGGCAATGTGATCCACCAAGCCGACGCCTGGAACCAAGTAAACGCCCGACTGAAGCAGGCCACGACCGGCACGGAAGACTTTGCAGTTAGCCAGAAATCGCTTTTTGAGCTCAGTCAGAGGACTGGTACGTCATTTGCGGATAACGCTGGTTTGTTCAGTCGCTCAGCATCATCGATGCGTGAGTTCGGATATTCCACCTCAGACGTTCTGGGAGTGACTGAGGCCCTTTCTGTGGGGCTGCAGGTTTCTGGTGCAAGCTCTACGGAGGCATCCTCAGCTATCACGCAATTCGCTCAAGCACTGGCCCAAGGGGTACTCAGGGGGGAGGAGTTCAACTCGATCGCCGATAGTGGTGATCGAGTCCTGCGGGCGCTCGCTGCGGGAATGGGTGTCGCCAGGAGTGAGCTCAAAGCCATGGCCGACAAGGGCCTTATAACCATAGATAAGCTTGTACCTGCGCTGATCGGCCAACTCGGCGTTTTGAATGCTGAGTTCAAGGCAATGCCGCCCTCCGTAAGTCGGTCGACTACAGCACTGACAAATGCTTTTCAGGCCTGGATTGGCGGGGCTGACACTGCAACTGGCAGCACTGCGGTGCTTTCTGGCGCAATTGATCTTGTCGCTAAGAACATGGATGTCCTGGCCGCATCGGCCTTAACCGCAGGCGCTGCCTATGTCGGGTTGAAGTCTGGCGAACTAATTAAGGGGTTGCGTGACCAAGTCAGCGCTTTGCGCGAAGCTCGATCCGCTGAAATTGGCCGGACTACTGCTCAGCTTGATGCGGCCACCGCTGCCGCCCGGCGCACTGCCGCAGAGGTAGTCGCCGCAGAGTCGCAGGTTGCCGCGACCAGGTTTACCGATGCCCATACAGCTGCACTCAGTCGCCTGCGCCTGGCCAGGCTTGCGGATACACAAGCGACAGCCGCGCAAACTGCTGCGCAGGCCGCGCAAACGGCTGCGACGTCGCTGGCTGGTCGTGCCGGATCCGCGCTTCTTGGGGTAATGGGTGGTCCAGTCGGGCTAGCTGTTACTGCTGGAGCAGTGGCTGCCAGCTATCTGCTGTTTCGGGACAACAGCGACAAGGCTCGGCAGGCCACCGTCGATCTCAAGCGACCTGTAGAGGAGTTGCGCAAAGAGTTCGCTGCGCTCGGCAAAGAGCAGGCCAGGTACAAGCTTGATGGAGTGATTCAGCAGCAAGCCGACGCCCAAGTGGCGGCGCAAAAAGCACTGCGCGAGATCCGCGCTGCCGCTCAAGCCAATGACAAATGGGGCGATACCTACTCCGCCAACCCATTCCAGCGCGACCGGGCGGTAACGGACTTTAATCGCCGCATTGCCGGCGGCCAGAGTATTGACTCGGCAAGCCAGCAACTGGTCGCAGCAATCGGCCCAAACGAGGAGATGACCAAGGCTATTAATGCTTCTGCATCCGCGTACGGCGAAGCTATCAAAGCCTCGGGCGATTACGGCGACGTCGCCAATATGCTCACCGCCCGCCTGAACGATGTGGCCACCGCTGCCGGCCAGGCTGGCGCCGGGCTGAAAAAAATTGCGGGGCCCGACAAGAAGACTATTGAGGGCTGGAACACCTACACGAAAACCCTCGTTGAGCGCTTGAACTCCGTCAGGGATGGGGGCGACCTGGTTGGCGAGGTGAACCGGAGGATTGAACGGGAGGGCGTTGACCCCGGTACTGCCGAGGGCTGGCGCATCCTAGCCGGCGCGATCAAGGGTTCTGAAACGGCGGCCAAGGCTTCTGAGGAGGCCCAACAAAAAGCCAAGAAAGCCTCGGAGGATATCCAGCGGCAAGCTGAGCAGCTCAACAATGCATACAAGCAAACCCTGGACAACCTTACCCAGCAGGTCGCGCTTTACGGTGAGACTACCGAGATAGGGCGCCTTCGCTACGAGCTCACGACCGGCGAGCTTTCGAAGCTGTCTGAAAAGAACAAGGTCATGCTTCAGGGCAAGGCCATCGAGCTCGATGCGCTAAATGCCAGAAAGGCCTATGACGGCCTGATGTCTAGCCTTCAAACCAAAGAGCAAGCCCTGCTCGAAACGACGAAAGAACGGATGCAGGTGCTGGAAACTGCCAACCGTGCCGGCAAGCTATCGTCGGACGACTATCGCGCTGGCGCTGATGCCATCTCGAAAGCCACGGTTACTGAGGCGCCGGAGTTCGGCGGCATCGACTCCTCGGTAGGTGGACCCTCCGGGGAGCTTGTAAAGATCGCCGAGGCTGAAGCAGCGCTCAAAAAGTGGCACGACAAGCAGCTGTCCATGCAGGCAGATCTGCGCGATCAGATCCTGGCCGACCAGCAAAGCACCAACGAGCAGAAGCTTGCCGCCGAGCAGCAGTACCTGGACCGAGTCGTCGAGATCAATCAAACGAACCAGGCGCGGCTTTCGGACATTCAGGGCGCCTACAAAGTAGCCGTGATCGGCACCTTCAGTGAGTTGTCTGGCCAGGCCGCCGACATGGTTGGCAAGATCGCTGGCGAGCAGTCCGGCGCGTACAAAGCATTGTTTGTGGCGCAGAAGGCGTTCGCGGTGGCGTCGATCATCATGAACGCCCAGATAGCTGCAGCGAAAGCACCGGCGGAACTGACCATCTTGGGTGGTATCCCGGTCGGCGCGGCGCTGCTTGCTGCGGGCTATGCCAATGCGGGCATGGTCGCCGGCATGGCGCTGGCCGGCTTCTCTGAGGGGGGCTATACCGGCCCCGGTGGCAAGTTTGAGCCGAAGGGGGTAGTTCACGGCGGCGAGGTCGTCATCCGCAAGGAAGTGGTCGATCAGCCCGGGATGAAGGATTACCTCATCGGCCTGAACCGTAGCGGTAAGCCGGGTTATGCAACCGGCGGATTTGTCGGAAGCCCAGGCATCTCGCCGGCCTTCACCGCTCCATCTGTCGCAGCCGCCGGCTCAGGATCGGCGCCGGAGATCCACTTGCACATCAATGGCGACGGATCTGGCGGGGCGGTCAACGCTCCGGAAGGCTATGAGCAAATGGGTCTGGCGCTGCTGGCCACCGCTCGTTCCGAGATGCCAAAGATCGCCCGGCAGGTGATTCAGCAAGAGAAAGGCCAGAACGGCTTGCTTGATCCAAACAATCGGAGAAACAGCTGATGGCAGAGGTATTCAACTGGTCGCCCCGGGTTGGCTCATCCGGTGACGACCAGCCTGATGTGCTTGAGTCGAAGTTCGGCAACGGCTACAGCCAGCGTTTATCGGTCGGAATAAACAATGTCGCTGGCGCCTACACCGTTTCCTTTACGGGCGGGGAGGCTTACATCAAGCCGATCCGGGAGTTCTTCAAGCGGCACAAGGGGGCAAATCACTTTCTGTGGACCCCGCCGCTTGAAGTTCAGGGCGCGTTCATCACCACCGGAGGCTGGCAGCTGCAAACCCACGGGAACAAGAAGTACACCCTTAGCACCACCTTTCAGCAGGTATTCAATCCATGATCACGTTGGACGACCAGAAGCTTGAGCCTGGCGCGATTATCCAGTTGATCGAACTGGACGGTGAAGCGCGCGGTATGGGCATCTTGCGGTACCACGCACACCAACAGTCCACCCCGATCATCTGGAAGGGTGAGACATACCTGCCCAGGCCTTACGAAACGGGCGGCTTTGGGCGCAGCGTTGAGGGCAACAACTCCACGCCCATGCTGAAGATCAGCAATATTGACGGAACGATTACAGCGCTATGCCGGCGCTTCCAGGGGATGAGCGGGGTCAAGCTGACGGTTCGGCAGACCTACGTCAAATACCTAGACCCTGCGAATTTCCCAGAGGGCAACCCGACGGCCAGCACCATGGAAAGGCTCGACATCTCCTATATCAACCAGGTCACCAGCCTGTTGCGTGAAGAGGTGGTGTTTTCGTTGGCCCCTCCGACTGCTGTTAAAGGCCAGAGGTTGCCGGGCGGCCTGATCATGAACCGGTGCGAATGGTGCCTTTGGGGTGAGTACCGCGGCCCGGACTGCAACTACACCGGGATCAAGATGTTCGACCTCGACGGCAACCCGGTGGACGACCCGGCGCTGGATCGCTGCGGTGGCCGGCCGAGTGATTGCGAATTACGTTTTGGCAAGGGCAACCCCTTGTCGTTCGGTGGCGCACCAGGCGCCGCGCTCATCGGATAAGCAAACCATGAACAAAGTGATGTTGAAACAAATTCAAGCGCACGCTGCGGCGGAGTTTCCGAAGGAAAGCTGCGGCGTGGTGATCCGTGAGGCCGGGCGGCTGAAGTACGTTCCATGCCGCAACGATGCCAAGACGCCGAGCGAGCACTTCATCATCAACCCCGAGGACAAGTGTGACGCTGAGGACCGCGGCGAGGTGACGATGATCATTCATTCTCATCCCGACGTCCCGCCCATCCCGAGCATGACCGATCGTGTCAGTTGCGAATTGCACGAAAAGCCGTGGGGCATCGTGAGCTGGCCATCTGGCGAGTACTTCGAGTTCAAGCCTGATGGTTACCAGGCCCCGCTGGTTGGACGAGAGTTCGGCCATGGTCTGCTGGACTGCTATGCGCTGTGCCGCGACTACTACGAACGCGAACATGGGATAGAGCTGCCGAACTATCCGCGCAGGGATGGCTGGTGGAACGATGGTGAGAGCCTCTACGAGAAGTACTACGAGGAAGCCGGGTTCTATCCGGTCTCGATGCCGCGCAAGGGCGACATGATCGTCATGCAGATCAACGCCGCTGCACCGAACCATGCAGGAATCTATCTGGGTGACGGTTTGCTGACCAGCGCCCCGGAACTACACCCGGCCCCGGGCACCTTCCTGCATCACCGCTACAACAAGAAATCCACCCGCGACGTTTACGGCGGCATGTGGGCCGATTACACCGTGCTGATTCTTCGGCACCAACGAGTGCCGGAGGTGGGCTGATGGCAATGAGAACAACGGTTAACCCGCAGCCCTTGGTGGTGCTGGTGATGCTTTATGGTGTGCTTGGCGCCCGGTTCGGTCGCGTTCACCACCTGGCCGTAGCGTCATGCGCTGAGGCGATTCATGCGTTGTGCGTGAAGATCCCCGGCTTCAGACGGTTCTTGCGCTTTTCGGAAGAGCGCGGCCTGACCTACGCAGTGTTCCGCGGGAAGAAGAACCTGAGCGATACCGAGATTGGAATGCGCCAGGACACCGTTGAGCCGATCCGTATTGCGCCAATTGTGATTGGCAGCAAGGGAGGCGGCTTGTTCGCCACCATTGCCGGTCTCGCCCTGGTGGTGGTCGGCGCGATAACCCAGCAGTACTACCTGGTGGCAGCTGGTGCCGGCTTGATGATCGGCGGTATCGCCATGAGTATGTCTCCGTCACCGGTGGGCGTGCTGGACAAAGAGGGCGATGGCAACAGGCCGTCCTATGCGTTCGGCGGCGCCGTCACCACCACGGCCCAGGGCCGCTGCAAACCACTTCTGTATGGCGAACGCGATATCGGCGGCGCCCTCATCTCGGCTGGCGTCTTTTCGGAAGATCAGCAGTAAGGAAAACCCATGTCCAAAATCGCAACAGCGCCTGCTGCAAAGCCTCGGCGCCGGCCTACTGCTGCCCGCGTTTTGGGCGCCAAGGGGGGCGAGCAGAAGCCATACACGCCCTACAAGGCACCCGATACTGCGCTTTCTGTTGCCACTGTAAAATTGCTCTATGCCTTGAGTGAGGGCCCAATCGTCGGACTGGTCGATGATAAGAAGTCGGTAAAACTCAACGGCACGCCGCTGGTCTCGCCTGACGGTAGCGAGAACTTTCCCGGTACCGTTTGGGATTTCCGCCCGGGCACTGTGGACCAAGAACACATCCCAGGTTTTCCGGCCATTGAGAACGAGGCGTCCCAGGGGCTGCCGGTTGTGCTGAAGTCGGATAACGCCTGGACGCGCGCGATCACTGATCAGCAGTTGTCTGCTGTGCGCATCCGGTTGTCCTGGCCGCAAATTTGGCAGGTCAAGACGAATGGCGATCAGATCGGCTACCGCATCGACTACGCCATTGATCTTTCCGTAGATGGTGGAAGCTATCAAACGGTTTTGTCAGCGACCCTGGACGACAAGGGGACGACTGAATACGAGCGCACCCATCGAATCGATCTCCCTGAGGGCTTTACCAGCGCGTTGGTGCGCGTACGTCGGCTCACGCCCAACCGCAACGACTCCAATTTTGCGGACCTGATGCGTATCAAAGGATTGACGGAGGTAATCGACAAAAAACTGCGCTATCCGAACCTGGCGCTGGGCGGCCTGCAGTTCGATGCGAAGCAATTTCAGGACACGCCGAAGGCCAGCTTCCTGATGCGCGGCCGCATTGTGCAGGTGCCGACCAACTACAACCCGGAGACACGAACCTATACAGGTGACTGGAACGGCACTTTTAAGCTTGCCTACACCAACAACCCTGTTTGGGTTTGGCGCGACCTGCTGTTGCACCGTCGCTATGGCCTGGGCCGTCGTATCACCGCCGACATGGTGGACCATTGGACGCTGTACGAGATCGGTCGCTATTGCGATGTAATGGTTCCAGATGGGAAGGGCGGCATGCAGCCGCGCATGACAACCAACGTCTACATTCAGGATTCAGTTGAGGGCTACGCACTCCTTTCGGACTTGGCCAGCGTGTTCCGTGGGAGCAGTTGCTGGAACGGTTCCCAGGTCACCATGGTGGCGGACATTCCCGGCAACGAGGACGGCTACGTCTTCACGCGCTCGAACATCATCGGTGAATTTGAGTACGTCTCTGCGGCGCTTCCTGATCGCCATACACGGGCGAAGGTGGCCTGGGACAATCCTGAAAATGAGTTCAAGACACAGCCGGCCCCAGTTACCAATGAAGAGTTGATCGGCGAGCTTGGGCACCGGATGCTGGATATCTCACGCTTCGGCTGCACCGTGGAAGGGGAAGCAATCCGCCACGGCATTTGGGCGCTTAAGTCGGAGCAGTATGAGGAGTGGTCGGTAAGCTTCACCGCCGGCATGGAGGGCCGCAACGTCGAGCCCGGCCAGATTATCTGCGTAGCTGATGAGATGTTCTCTGGCCGTGCAAATGGTGGGCGCATCAGTGCCGCGACCAGGCGCGTGATCACGCTCGACATCGACGCCGAAGTGCACGAAGAGGATCGGCTGATCCTCAACCTGCCCAGCGGCAAGTCCGAAGGGCGCATTGTGAAGTCGGTCTCCGGCCGCCTGGTCACCGTCATGGCGGACTATTCGGAACTCCCAGAGCCGGAGTGCAGCTGGTCCGTGGAAAGCGCTGACCTGGCCGTGATGCGCTTTCGTGTACAGACCATCGAGCCGCAAGGGCTGCACCAGTTCAAGATAGCGGCCACTCAACATGAGCCGCTGAAGTACCAGGCAATCGACACGGGTGCACGGATTGACCCGCAGCCGACGAGCATCATTCCCCCCGGGGTGATGTCTCCGCCGGAGAACATCGGCATTGAGGCGCGCAGCGTCGTGTCGCAGGGCATTGCTGTAACCAGCATGCGTATTACTTGGGATTCGGTGCCGGGGGCTATTGCGTACAACGTCGAGTGGCGCAAGGACAGCGGTAACTGGATCCGCTTGCCGCGCACCGGGAATCTCGGCGCGGACGTTGAGGGCATTTACAGCGGCCGCTACGTTGCGCGCGTCAGTTCGGTCAACGCCATGGACGTGGCCTCTATCTGGGGTACTAGCTCTGAGGTAGTACTTACCGGCAAAACCGGCCTGCCGCCGGCGGTGTCGTTCCTGACCACCACCAGCGAACTGTTCGGGATCAGCATCAAGTGGGGTTTCCCTGCTGGCGCTGAGGATACCCAGCGCACCGAGCTTTGGTATGGTCCGGCGAATGACCTGCAGGCCGCAACGAAGCTGGCAGACCTGGCATATCCGCAGGCCGACTATCGTATGCAGTCCCTGCTGGCGGGCGCGACGTTGTTCTTCTGGGCACGCCTGGTGGACCGTACCGGCAACATCGGTCCGTTCTATCCAGTGGTGAATGGGGTGATGGGCCAGGCCAGCTCGGATGCTGGGCCGATCCTCGAGCAGATCAAAGGGCAGATCGACGAGACGTCCCTGGGGCAACTGCTCAACGAGCGCATCAACCTTATCGACGGCAACGGCCCGGGCTCGGTCAACGGACGCATCGAAGCGGCCAAGGATGAGTTGGAAGGGCTGATTGACCAGATCGTCGACGCGCTTGAGTACGACCCTGCAAAGGCGTACGCGCTCAACGAGATCGTGCGCATGGGCCAGCACCTGTATCAAGCGAAAGGCCCGGTACCGGCGAATAATCCTCCACCGAACGCGAGCTACTGGACCGATATCGGCACTGTAGCCCAGACGGTAGATGCGTTGGCCACCCAGGTACAGCAGAACAGCGCGACCATTACGCAGCATGGCCAGGACATCACCGCCCAGGCTTCGCAGCTCAATGCGGTGAAGGTCACTGTCAACGACCCGGTCACCGGCGTGAATGCCACAGCCAGCGGGTTAAGCACCCTCAAGGCCACGGTAACCACGCTCGACGGTAAGGTCACCACCACGGCGCAGCGGGTTGACGGCATCTACTTGCAGGTCAATCCACCGCTTCAGGGTGATGACACGGCACTGATCGGTTCGGACGAGAAATACGTTGGTGTCTGGTCTGTTCAGTCAGCCCTGATCGAGGGCGACCTGGTGCAGGGGCAGCGAACCGACACAGTGGAAGTGAAGGTGGCCACAAACGCCGCTGCGGTTGTCTCCGAGCAAACCGCGCGTATCAACGCCGATGGGTCTCTCTCTACGCGGATTGATACCGTCACGGCACAGACGGCAAGCAATGCCGCAGCAGTGCAGGGCGAAATAACTGCGAGGACGAATGCTGATCAGGCGCTTGGCCAGCGGATCGACACTGTTCAAACGACGGTTGGCGGCAACACTCTCGCAATCCAGACCAACGCTACGGCCATTCAAACGGTCGATGGCAAGGTCACGGCGAACTGGTCGGTGCGGATGCAGTACGAGACCGCCAGCGGCCTCTATAAGTATGCAGGTATAGGGCTTGGCCTGGAAAACGGTCCAGGCGGGCTGCAGTCGCAGTTCATCATCGACGCGGACAGGTTCGCCATCGGCCAGGCCGGATCGGTTCCGTTCGCAGTCCAGGGCGGGCAGACCTTCATCAAGTCAGCGTTCATCCAGGACGGCACAATCACAAACGCCAAGATCGGTAACTACATCCAGTCGAACAACTATGACCCAGGCAAGACGGGCTGGAAGCTTTTCTTCGACGGGACCTTTGAAATCAATAGCTCATTGGGAACTGGGCAGGCTCGCCAAGTAATAAACAATGCTGGCGGCAAGGTATTCGATGCCGGCGGAATTAAGCGCTATCAATGGGGAGATCTTAACGCATGAGTTTCGGCGCGAGGGTGTGGGGTCCTACTGGTGTGCTGGAGCTTGATGAGACCTCATTTACCGTGGGGGTTACGTATTCGGCTTTGGTGCCAAAGAGTGCCGGTAGATACGTTGATATTGCGGTTCCTGGCGTCGAGCCGACAAAGTATTCAGCGGTTTGC